TGAACTGATAAATTTTACTAGAGTAAGAGTGTCATAAGTTGAGGCTGTACTAACAGTCACACCTAAATCGTCTCCACTTCCTGTAGCAAAATCAAATTGGTCACCTTCGTCTGTCTTAGCGATTGTCTCGCTACCATCCATGTCTCCATAGAAAGTTGAATTAACAGAGTTTGGTTCAAGGATATAAATATCCTCTGTTGTAGCTGAACTAGCCTTAGCTTCCTGTATGATACCTAAAACATTGTTCTGAGTTGCATCAACTACTGGTACATTGTCCGTTTCATCGTTATAAAGAAACGCATTCTTTGTATAAGTAACTGCTGCCTTTTTAGGTAGCTTACGCATAGACCAATCTCTACTTGCTGGCATAAATCCTGACATAATAATTGGTTAGAATAATAATTCTCTTGTTTGTGTTTTCCTGATACAGTAAACGAAAAAAGCCGTATCAAACTGCTTGCGAATAGCAGATACGCAATAAAAGACACCCCGAAGGATGTCTTATCTATGCCTCCGTAACGAGGTGGCTTTCCGATTTAACTTAGTATATACACAAAACTAACAAAAAGTCAAATCTAATTACTCCATGTTGTTGTGATACTTTCCATTCTCGTACCAATAATAAACAGGGTCTCCTAAATGAGTGACAGTTATCTTATCAGTACACCATGTTTCAAACCCTAGTTCTCTGGCTCTGTTGCAGAATGTAATATCTTCTGAATACTCTACGAATATACCTTCTTCATTTTGTATTACCTCAAAGTCAAATAAGGATTTCCATTTCTTAAACATCTTCTTGAATACTTTTGTTTTGATTAGAGTACAGCCCATTCCTATTGAGCCTACCTTCTTAGTGCCTTTGAACTTAGCAAGTTTGTCTCCTTTCTCATCAAATACAGCTATCCACTTTTCACCTCTACGGCTAGGGATAGGAGAGCCTACTATGTCTTTATCTATCTTAACAAGCTCTTGTATTGCATTTGTAGGTACAACTTGGTCGTCATCTATAAAGCATAGGTACTCACATTTTCTATCTAATGAATACTGTGCTAGTCCTGTTCTTGCTCTAGCTATCATCATTCTAGGAAGTAGGACATATTCAAACTTATATCCCTTTGGAGGTTTCATGTAGAGTAACTTGTTCACTACTTGTAGATATAGCTTACCCTCGTAACTTGGGATTGCTAACATAATTTTTTTCATTTCTTTAAGCGGTTATCTATTGATTTCAATTTTATCTGGTCACGCCTACAACCCCAATTAGATTCGTTAGCTGCTATGTAACTCTTATCAAGGCTTGTAACTATCTGGTCAAACAAATCATCAAACATAGTCTTATAAAGAGTAGTAACAAGCATTTCGTTATCCATTTCTATACAACCATTTACAAAGTTCTCATCTTCCAATAATAGAACTGGTGATAACAGTTCAGAAGCTATCAACTGACATACTGGTTCACAATCTACATTCCTTTGTTCTGTAAGTCCTTTTGGTACTCCCTTCTCCATTCGTTCAAGACTTCTTAGGACTTCTTTGGCTAATTCCTTTCTTTGCCCTTTAGACTTTATATCTGTCTTAGCTTGCTTCTCATCGTCTTTGAATCCAAACAACTGCTTCTTAGCTCCGTCTAGTAAAACGTCTAAGAACGCACGTCTAGCCTTCTGGACTACCTCGCTGTTGAAGGTTAGCTTCTGTATAGTCTTTTCTAATATCTCCTGACTTCTATCCTGTATATAGTGTGCGTCAAGATAGCAAATGTTTTGATTGAGCATTTTAGCTAGTATCTCTAGCGTAAGTTTCTCAATAGGTTTCTTTCGTTTCTCCTTTGCTTCGGAGATAAAGGTATTCTTGTTCATATTATAAATTTAGGTAATTACTATCCATTTCAAACTCCTGTCCGTTTTGTCGTTTGACTGTTACATCTGATTTCACCATGAATACCTCTAAAGGCACTTTGCCTGACCCTATAGAAGTTCCAAAGCCTTCACCACCGCTTAACATTCGTTTAGGGAATCCTTCTCTATCTGTGTCAGGACTCTTAACATAACCTTCTACTTTACGGAGTGTTCGTGAGTTTTCTTTGACTATCTCTATTTGTTCTACTTCTTTAAGTGATGAGAGTTCTTTTGAATCAAGTTTGATTTCTTCTGTTGTCTCATCGTCATAGCGTAACATTACAGAAAGGATTAGTTTATCAAACTTACCATTCTCCTCATTCTTTGCGTTGTTCTTGAATACTCTACATGAAGTTATGATTCCTGCTGGTGAGTCTGCGTCTGCACGGTAAATCTTAACTGTAGCTGTCTTATTGCCTGCAATAGGAGCTTTGTATTCTTCCCAACCTTTTTGCATTACTGCTGTCTTATCTCGTAGGTTAGAGTTTTCACCTGATAGCTTCTCGACCATTCGTTCTAGGTTTGCTATCCTGTCGTTCTCTGTAGCTTTAGGTTCAGCTTTTGGTTCTGGAGTCTTAGGTTCATCACCGAGTGCTTTGTTGAGTTCTTCTTCTCCCCATGATTCAGGAGCTTTAGTCTTGAAGGTTTCTTTGTACTTTTTTTGTAGTTCTTCTAACATAGTATAATTGGTTATAGATTATAATTTAAAGTCAGGATTGATTTTTCTAACTTTCTCAAGCTCTTTGGCAAACTTCTTTTCAACGATAGCTTTACCGTCTGGAGTGTCTACAAATCCTCCACCTTTGTTCTCTCCCATTTGTATTCCTGTAACTGGTGAGAATTTAGATAGTGGGTTTACTCCTTGTTCACTCTGTAATACAAGTGCAACTCTCTTATATGCTTTTTGCATATCTACTTTGGCACTAGGTACTCCACTAGGGTACATTTCTTTTACTAATGCTTCTAGCTTCTCTCTTGCGTCAGCGTCGTCGCCTACAATCTGACTAATGATACTCTCCTTCGTTTCTCCCACTACAAGTCCTCTAAGCTCGTCTAATTGCTGCTCTGTTCCTTCCTTACCTAGTATGAGCATTTTCTTTTCTTCTGAGAAGCCTTCTAACATTTCATTCCGTTTAGCTTCTTCTGATTCCCTAAACTGTTTAAAGTTGAACTCCTTGTCACCGTATTTAGTGAGTTGTTCTTCTTTAGCTTTGAGAGTTTCTTCTAGTCCCTCTACTTTTTCTGCCTTCTCTTTCAAGGCGGTGAGTTCTTCTTGCTCTGGGACTTCAACTTCGTTCCCATCAGCATCAAATAGTGTTGCCATAGTATATTGGTTATAAATTATGTTTATCAAAATCTGCTTTACCTTCGGGTCGTAGCCCTTTAGAGTTGAATGTTTCCTCAAACTTGAGTAATTCCTTAATCACACTGCTTACATAGTCTCTGTGCTTTTGGGTTTCACATATATTAAAAAGAGCTTCAACCCTTTCCTTTAAGTGTTCGTTGAATATCTGTTTGAACCAACCTGACTGTATGAAATTAAATACTGCTATGTTTCTCTGGTGTACTTCATTTTCTGTTAATACCCTAGTGAAATCCCTATGGAAAGCGAGGTAGACTGAATCTATTGATTTTGGTGTGCAGAACCTATGATATAGGTAGCTTATAAGTTTTCTCATTTACGCATTGGTTACGCTATGCGAAGCGAATTATTGAGCCATAGCATTTAAGCTAGGCTTGTTTTCTCCTTGTGGTAGCATTTGTGCTGTTGCTTGTGGATTCTGTTGTCCTTGCATTGCCATTTGTTGCTGTTGTGGGTTTGGCTGATCTGTCCATACCTTTGAAGGGTCTTCATCATTGACTATTGCGTGTCTATCTGCAAGATAATCAAGATTTGGTACTTTACCCATTGGGGCAAAGATACTTAATGTTTCTGTTAGATAGTCTGTGAATAGGGCTGCTTTAACCATTGAACTATTCTTCTCTGTTGGAACTGTATTGATTTCCCATTTATTCTTGAGATTCTTTAGTATTTTAGGATTGATTTGGTTTATTCGTACATTTAATCCTGATGTAGATTTGTATAGGTCTTCTTGAGCCATTATCTGTTGTTCTGGTAAAATGTCTTCTGTGAACTCTACTATTCTTTCACCTTCTTTACCGTCTTCTAATGTGTCTATCATTGAGAACTTCCTGAATCTACCGTCTTTCTTCTCTGTCCAGTTCTTTAGGATATTATATAGTCTTAGCCATGACATTCTATTTTCCATATTGATTACTCCTAGCATAGCCATTCCTATCTTTACCATGCTTCGTTGTAGATTCTGTTGTACTTCATATTTAGTCTGTTGTCCTTGTCCTGATTCTCCTTGTAACACTGGGTCGCTAGTGTTTTCGTCACTTATACTCTTAACGAATTGCATCATGTTAAACTCTGCTGGTGTAACTCCTGTGTTATCTCCAATAGGCTTGAGTTTGTCTGGGTCTAGGTCGTCAAAGATTTGTGCAGGTAGATAGATTGAAGTTCCTATCTTTTGTCCTGTTTTGTTACCGTAGGAAGGAGCATAGCTTTTTCTGGTCTTTAGTATCATTAACTTGAACATCTCGTCTATAAGGAACTGTGGTACACGATTCTTAGCTCCTATACCTCTTGACCAATAGAAATCTAACGAAATAGGTTCACAATCTCCTTTAGTGATAGGATAGTCATTAGTACCAATCAATGCACTCATTGGGAATCCTGGTGGTAACATACATACTCCATTCAATAGAACTTGATATGTATTAGTCCATTTATTGAAGTATCTTATTTCTTCTACTTGGTCTACTTCTACCTCTAACATTTGATAATCGTTGTATGTTAGTCCGTCTGTTTCTTCTAATGTATGTGTTGTGAAGGTTTTTGGTACATACTTTAGTCTAGTCCAACCTGCATACTTTGAATTTGCTTCTGCTCTGCTTAATACATTTCTTAGTACAAAATAAGGCTGTAATTCTAAAAAGAACTGCCTTACATTACCTGGGAATACATTAAGTCCTGAAATAGCTTTAGCGTTACATTCGTAATATGTTTTGTTTAATAGTTCTTTCCATTTAATCTTTGCTGGGTCTACTCCTTCTCCCCAATCAAATGTTTCTAATTCCTTTTGTGGTATCTCATATCCTTCCCATACTTCTTCAATATGAACGTTTCCCATATTTACTAGCTCTAAGTACGCTAAAGGTCGCTTAACGTCCCATACAGGCTGTTCTAGCTGTCTAGACTTACGAATCATCTTCTCTCCTAATTCTCCTAGTTCTTGTATTTTGACATCATTCTCGTCATAAGCTGTTACATCTGCTTCAAGATTGTAATTGAGTAAGGTATTGACTAGGATATTTCCTTTCTCTCTTGTTGTGCCTGTTACTACTCGGACATCTCCTTCATTCTCTTTTGGTTCAATATAAGCTGAACTAGCCTTCTTAGCTTTCCAATACCAAGTTTCGTAATCCATATCGTCAAACTCAGCAAAGTTCTTCTTACGCTGTAGGGCTGCGTTAGAACAGTCAATAAGAATATTAGAACGAGCTTCTAGTTCTTTTTTATCATAGTTTACTGAAGGAGTGAGAGTTTCTTCCATAAATTTATATAGAGTTCTGTAGTTAGTTCCATGATACATACTTTGACCTAAAAGTCAAACTTATTATTATAAATCAAATCTATCAAAGTTCTGATTAGCTGTGACACGAACTACTTGTCCTCCTGCTTCTGTTTTCATTTGCCAAGCTATTGCACACGCTATGAGTAAATCCCAGTGTTTAGATTGTTCTTCATCAAATCGTATTTGTGATAGGTCTCTTTGGTCGTAGGTTCTTAGTTCTCTTAGTAGTCGTCTATCTCTTATGATAAGTAGCTTTTCATTTATAGCGTCTCTTAAAGCATACAGCATTTGTGGTTTAGTTAAAGCGTTAGTATGCCAACCTAATTTGTCTGTAACTTTATCTTGAGTCTTGTCTCGCTTTCTTTCTGTGTAGATATTTGCGTATTTATCTTTCAATACTGTTATCGTAGCAAATCCATGGTTGTTCCGTTCAGGGGCTATTAAACAGTTATTATACATTTTTGCTGTGTTTATAAGCTCATGTGCGAGGATGTCAGGCGCTACAGTATTATCTTGATAGGTTGCTACCACTTCTGCTGGATTAGGAGTGAAGTCTATTAAAACACCTGTACTAGAGTCCTGTCCTATACCTTCAGCTACATCAGCTCCTAAAGCGTAAGCATGACTAGGTACTCTCTCATTGAAGAATGTCCATTGATTTATCTTGTCTCCTCCCTTTATAAATTGTTCTTGCCACTTGAGTTTCTCTTGGTCAAACATTTTAACTCCTGAATAAACAAACGCCTCTTCGGGTGTAGTGGGATATTCTTGTTTGAGTCTTGACCAATCACTTCCTAACGATAGATACTTCTGATAATAATATGAAATCTGTTGATCTGTTAGTGAGTGTTCTGTTTGGTATCTTCTAAACTCATCAGGTATTTCCATTTGGATAGTCTGGGCTATTTCGTCTTCATCCCATGTCCAGTTATAAAAATGTGCCTTAAACTCCATTTCAGTTCTAGGTTCACCTCTGTCGTATGCTTCCCAAAACATATCATGAAACTCTCCCTCCTCACCTTCTGCTGTACTCTCAATGTCTATTCTACCTCCGTGTGGTACTGAAGGGATTGTACCTGTGATTAACTCTTTAGCTTTAATTCTACTCTCTTTGCATATCTTACCCATTTCTGAAATATGTACACGATTGTATGTTCCTGATCTTCCTTTGCTTCGTACTGCTATCTCGCTGAATGTTTTATCACCAAAGCCGAACTTTAACTTGTTAGCTCGGTCTGTGTCTACTTTGTATAATGCTCTAAGTTCTTCGGGATATTGCTCCCATGCGAAATTAACCTTCTTATCAAATATATCTAATGCAGAATCTTGATCGTAAGATAACATCAAAGCTTGGAAGTTAGCATTCCATAGTACATCATCTAAAGAATCTAAAGCCTCAAAAGTAGTAAAACCCAATTGCCTAGACTTTAATATTATATTCCTTGAGTGCTTATTCTTATTAAAGTGTTGCTGTACCTTGTTCTTTTTGAACTGGATTAACTTCTGATTCTTGTCCGTTATCTTGTAGAGGTGGTTCATCCTCCACTCCTTGCTCTTTAGTTGTTCCATCTAGTTGTTGGATAAGTGCTGCTATACTAACTGCTTTACCGTCACTTGTAATATCTTGTTCTGTCTTGTCTTTCCAATCAAAATTCTTTAGTGCAAATATAGTCCCTGTTCTACCGCTTTTCTTTAAGTCTATCTCGTAAGAATGCTCTACCATTTGCTTTGCCTTTTTTATCGTGTAACTATACTCATCTCTATCTTCATAATCACATAATACTTTTCTATATGTGTCAAGTGCTAGAGCTAGTCCTGTAATAGTCCATTCCTCTATAGGAACGTCATTGAAGTATTTATCTATCTTTTCTTCAAGTTCTTTAACTGTCTTGAATTTAAGTGGTCTACCTCCTGCCATATCTATTTCTTAGGTGTTTCCTTTTCCTTTTGTACTTCCTGTACTGAAGCTATGTAATCTAGTATAGCTTTTTGTGCAAATGCTACAAATCCTGCTTGTGGGTTTGTTACTACTTCTTTTAGTACCTCTAGTTGTTTTGATTCTAGTTCTATCTCTAGACCGTTATAGATTGCTTTTGCTTTTTCTGTAAGTTCTAGGTCTTTTACTGCTAGGCCGTATAGAGAAGTTCCAAGAGGTTTAGATATTCCTCCTTTCATTTCTTTTCCTTCTAGGTCTGTTAGTATTACTTTTGAGAAATCATAAATCATAGTGATTGGGTTATGAATTTGTAGGTATTGGCGTTTCAGCCTGTATTATATTTCTTTTAATTTGATAGTGGTCTTCGTTCATGGTTAGTATCTTATCTACTGTGTCGTCGTAGAATCTTGTAAGTGTTTCTAAATCTTTTAGTGTTGGTTTCTTATCCCAACATAAATTACATTCTTTGGTTTCTGTATTTACTATAAATTTCATCAAGGTAATGCTAGCACGAATTATTTATATTGTCAACGCTTGTTAAAGTGTTTAATTCTTTAGTTATCAAGCTTATTAGCTTCTTCTTGTGGGAGTTCTCCGTACCAGTTCACTAGATTCTTCCAGTTTCTTTATGCACATTCTCCTTATCCTAGGCATGTCGGGGTTCAGTCCATACATAATTTATTGGTTAGTAGCTATATACTAGCAAAATATGGCAAGGTTGTCAACCCTTCTTATTCGTAATGCTCTACACATTCCTCATCTATCCAGTAAAGCTGTCCTAATTCATTTTCATAAATCTCGTTCATAGAATTTTGTTAGTTCTGGTTTGAATTTTAATTTACCTACATCTATTTGTCCGTTTCTATTCTTGGCTATTGTTAAATCAGCAAGCACAGACTCTCTGCTCTCACGGTGTAATATTAAAACAACATCTGCGTCTTGTTCTATGTTCCCCGAATCTCTTAGGTTGTGTAGTTCTGGCTCACCTTGAGCGCCTCTGTTTACTTGAGATAAAGCTAAAGTTGCACAACCTAACTCTATTGAAATTACTTTTAGATTTCTAGTAATCTCTCCTATCCTGTCGTTTGTTGTGCCGTTCTTAACTTTGTCTTTTAGATACTGGATATAGTCTACTACGATCAAGTCTACGTTTTGTTGCTTTCGTGCTGTTCTGCAAATATCTTCACTTGTCATTCCTGCTGCCTCAACA